GTGAACGTATAGTAGCATTCTTGTTTGTCCCTGCTCACCACATAGACTCGATACAAATAACCAACAGCTCTCTACTGATGTGTATCACAAGTACTATATCGTTGTTTAAAACAACTACCCTTATACTGTAAGGTTAAAGATAGGTAGCCCGTTAGGGCTACCCGTTGAATGTACTGCTAATTTAAGTAGGAAGATTTTCCGTTACTTTGGACTCGATTTGATGTTCTTGACTTTCGTTAGTTGGAGTAGAGCCGTCTGCGAGTTCTGCTACTGATGTTGCTAATGCTACTCGCTGAAGGAGAATGCGTCCGTTGACTAAAAGAGGATTGCCTGTTGACTCGTACTCGGCTAGATAATAAACGTCGTTACCGTGCTTAACTGGTGTAGATGCGTAGTTAATTACTAATGAATGTTGACGTGGGTCGCCTGGTACTGAGTCTAAGAAGATGGTAGCCGTTTCGTCTAACTTGGTGGTTTGACGTAGTGCTGTGACTTCTTCGTGAAAGACTCGTTCTCTCTCTAACTCTTCGCTGTCTAAGAGTAACGCTGTCTTGGTGGTCGAATACTCTGCGGGGATGAGTGAGACGTTGGCTACTTTAAAGGCTTGACCGATGTTAAAGGTTGCTGAATGTCTTCTACCTAACTCGTCTTGTGGAAGATAGATTGAAACTGTGGATGTTAGATTCTTAAATTTCATTGACGAAGTTCCTTACGTTTGTGTTGTTAATTAAAGAATGCTTAATACGGGAAATCTGAATAAAGAAAACCCGTTCGAAAGGGGTTTGGTTGTGAGTATGGTCACACGACATTTTTGTCAGATTTTCAAAATTATAGAAATATATACCCTATTGGTATGGAATAATCCTTAAACTGTAAATTTAGTAATTTTTTTTAAAATAAATCATTGAACAGCAACCCAGTGATAGTAACTTATATAGAGTACATTATATGAATAATTACTACTAATATAACATGATTGTTTAACATTATTATAATAAGGAACAATAATGACTAAGTTAATGCCAGTGAATGGATGGATTTTGGTATATCCATTGATACAAGATGAGAGAGAAACTGAAAGTGGAATAATTCTGCCTGAGGGAATGAATAGTGAAATAGATGTTAGTTTTGTGAGAGTGACAATGCTGCCAGGAGATAATGAGAGGTATAGGGTTGGTGATGACAAGGAGGGTTGGGTAATTGAGAAAGATGCAATATTATTAATACCAAAAATGGAGGGGTTGACACTTCAGTTAGATGATAAGCATTATAAATTGGTTAAGATGGATAGAGTGGTTGCATTTGAGGAGAAGAAAAATGGCAAATAAAACTGTTGAAGAGTTAGTAAAGAAGCGAGATGAAATCCTCAAAATGGAACTGTCCAATGAGACAGGCAGATTAACTGAAAAAGAACTTGACCAGGATGTTGATGTATGGGAAGATAAGGATGGACAGGGAATTATAATTACAGTTGAAGGTGGGAAGCCCATTAGATATCCAATAGCAAAAGAGCCATTTGAATTATTTTTAGATATGTTGGCTGGTAATAGATTGCTTACTAAACAAGTTGAAGAATTAAAACTTGTTATTAATAAGTATAAGATAACTGGAAAGCCTGAAGGCAGTTCAATCATAAAGTTGAATTGATGACAATTAAACTATTAAAGAGAATGGGTTATGAACAAAACTACTTAATGGGAATTTGGGAATATCCAATTAGAAATTAGTAAAAGATTTAAAATGAAAATATACACAGACAGAGAACTTTGTAGGCAGGCAAAGTGTCGTAATAATGGCTATTAAAGGGAAGCCACGCAGAATGGGGAAAAGGAGAAAGGCACCAGCTGAGAAGAAAAGATACAGGGGTCAGGGGAAATGAGTGACTCACCCGCACTAGATGCTCTTAGAGCAAAGGCAACAGCAGAGAAAGCCCGTGGAGAGAAGAAAGATTTTTGTGGGAAGCACATGCGTAATTTTACAAATGGAAAATGCTTGGCATGTGAAGCTGAAAAAAACTATGCTGAAGAAATGAAGCGTAGAGAAAAAGCCATCGAAGATGGTGATGAGAAATGGATTGGAAAGACCTGTTTTAAAAAAGGTAGACAAACGAAAAAGTATGTTCGTAAAATGATGGGGTTAACTGGTAAACAATACCGTAAACTAAACATTAAAGCGAGAAGGATGAAAAATAAATGACGAACAGAATAACAAAATTATATGATGACCATTTAGAGAAGGACAATAGATTATGGAGTGAACTTGGAAGCACACTTGATGCTCTACAAAAAATGGGAGAATTTACAGAATCTGATTTAAAGAAAGCAGGTGTCCTTACTGCACTAATACATGATAATAATTATATGTTAGTGACATTGGCACATAAGATTGCCGATATTGATAGAAGGGGCAGAAATAAAGATGGCAACCACTAATGGGGGAGATAAGTAGGGAAAAACTTCAAGAGATTGTTGATATAGTACATGCTGTTGGTGAGAAAAGAGCAGTAGAAATACTTAGAAAGGTTGAATCTGGGCTTAGACGAGATTTGCGTCGTGCTAAGGCATTGGGGATTAAACCGCAGAAACAAAAATTACCAAGAAGTTTTCAAAAACTAAGTGAGTCATATACAGATGAAGAAATTAAAGCTATTGCTAGAGGTGGCAGGGTCAGTCCTGGTTTGCCTTCTATTCCTATTGCAAATTTTAATGGAGATGTTGTTACGTTTGGCGTCATATCTGACACGCACATTGGTAGTATATACACCGACAATTCGCACATATTTAGAGCATTTAGCGAGTTTGAAAAAGAGCACGTAGATTTTGTTATACATTGTGGTGATGTTACTGAAGGAATGAGTAACAGAGCTGGTCATGTATATGAATTGACAGATATTGGATTTGACCGACAAAAGCAGACTGCCGAGACAATACTTGAACACTGCCCTGCACAATTATATATGATTGATGGTAATCATGATAGATGGTATGTAAAGGGCTCAGGTGCGTATATAGTTAAAGATATTGCCAAAGAATTAAATGCTATATATTTAGGACAAGATGAAGGTGATATATCTTTAAAGGGACACGTCACATTAAAATTATGGCATGGTGAAGATGGTAATACTTATGCAATCAGCTATCGTATGCAAAAGATTGTTGAGTCATTAACTGGTGGAACAAAACCTCATATACTTATTGCGGGTCATGTCCACAAAATGATGTATAACTTCTTACGGCATATACACTGCATAGGTGCTGGTTCAATACAGATGCAATCAAAGTGGATGCGTGGAAAAAGAATTGAAGCGCATACAGGATTTTGGGTAATTAAAGTATGGTTAAATGAAAAAGGAGTGGGCAGGTTTCAACCAACCTGGTATCCATTATATGTATAATGAATGAAATAGTAAAAAAACGAATCAAGATATTTGAGGACAGACTTGCTGATTTAGGTGTTGATAAGATGCGCTATGAAGAGTTGGCGAAGGGTAACAAACGGTACATAAGACTTGTTAGAGATACTATTGAGAATATGCGTTATGCAACTCTTGCTCTTGATGATATTTTAAAGGATGTGGTTGCTGAAGGAAACAAGGCAGGATTTAAACTTGATAACGACTGAAGTAAAAGGTGTTAAGCATCGTATATTTGAAGATGTAGAAGAATTTACTATGTTCTATGGTGGTAATCCACCACCGCTTGTTAAGGACTGGAGGAATGGACAGGTTGGTGATTGGGTACTTGCTGACGATGGCGGTATTGTTCAAGTATTATATAGAAAGAATGAGTTGCCTCATCCTGGAGATGCTTCCAAGAATGGCAAGTATACATACCATCAAGGTTATCTTAGAACTATTATTGCTCCATTCTTTATCAATAATAATCCTAATACCAAAATGGATACTAACCCCAAAAAGCACCCAAGTAGATTTAGATTTGGAGGTGCAAGGGTGTCTGACCAGCGAACACGAATCGTTAATAGAAAGACTTTGACAAAGCCCGAAAGAGTATTTATATTTAATATACTACATAGACGATTTAACTTAGAAGATGCCTATGCTGATGCGTATAAAAATCATACGGCAACAGGAACAAGGTTATTGAAAAAGGCACTATTATTAGTAAAACAGGAAAGAATTATGGCAGAAATGAAAAAAGAAGTAGCAGATGCTGCTGGTAAACTTGGCATTACACATGAGTATGTTTTGGAAGGTATTAAAGACTTTTCAGAACATGCTGAAGATGAAAGAGTTAGACTTGATGCTAAGAAAACATTAGGAAAGGCAATCCAGACATTTGAACCAAAAGAGCAGAAGAATGCTTCTATTGTTGGATATGGTGCATCGACTGAATACTTACCAGCAGACGATACTAAACTTATTGATGATGTAACACCAGCTCCAAAATCAGACGAAGAAACAACAAATATTAAAAAAGATGGTTAAAGATAGACATACAGTTTATCCGTTTGATATAAATGGTATTGGCGAAGTTGAACCTGAAGCCAAGACACTATTTACATGTTATCATAATTTAGTATTATATGGTAAAGTATTTCTACCTGGTGACTTTTTACGAAGTGAATCGCCAGATGTACATTATGAGATATGTGCAGAACTTTCTAGTAAAACCACAATGCCCTTTGCACTTGTTATTGCTCGTGACCACGCAAAGACCACTCTAATCAAAGCAAAAATATTACAAAGACTTTGTTATACTGCTGATAACATGCGCAGATTTGCCAAATTGACCAAGAATCCTGTTTTAAAGAAATATTGGGAAAAAGAGGCAAAGGCATGGGAACCACACTTCTTTGGTTGGGTGTCTTCAACTCAAAAGAAATCATTTGCTAATGTTAAATACATTTCACAACATTTAGATACCAATAAGAAAATTAAATATTACTTTGGAGAATTAAATGGAAAAAAGAGTCATGGATATACTTGGGCAAAGGAGGAGATTATCACGTCAGCTGAAGATAAATTACTGTCAAGAAGCAACTTGTCCAGCTTACGTGGAGAAACCCATCCCACCACTAATTGGGGGGCATTGCGCTATATTGGGGTGTTCATTGACGATGCTGAAAATGAGGATAACACAAAGACTGAAAACGCAAGAAATGGAATCGCAAGTACAATAATGGATGGAATCTTTCCAGCAGTAGATAAGAAACGTGGAAGGATGTACTTTATTGCAACGCCTGTTCATTATGATAGTTTTGCTCAAAGATTGATGGATGATTGGGAAGATGCAAAAGCTGGACATATTAAAGATTTTATGTGGCGTATGATTGTCAAACCAGCTACACAACCAGGATTGCCTGGTGATGTTCTATGGCAAGACAGATACCCAAAAGAAGAATTGGAAAAGATACGAAAGACTTATGTTCATTCTCCAAAAGGAGAAGCTGGGTATTGGCAGGAATATGAGTTACAAGTACAATCTGAAGCAGATGCTTTATGGACTGATAAACATATAGAGTTACATAGAGTTGGTTACATTCATGTTGAGGGACAGAACTATATCATTATAAACAACGAGTATGTTCCTTGTCTTACATTTTTAGGGTGTGACCCAGCCACAGATATTGACAGTAAGAACTCTGATTATTCAGTAATTATGGTGACAGCCGTTACTTCAAGTAATGATAGGTATGTTCTTGAATATGTCAGAGAAAGAGCAATACCAACCTGTGGTAGAAAAGTGTGGAGCGCAGAACAGGGGAAGTATATCACTGAAGGGAAACTTGGAGTTGTTGACCATATCATAAATTTATATTATAAATATCATTGTAAGCATGGAGTAGTTGAGGATGTTGCGATGACGAGGAGTGTTTTCCAAGATTTACATAAAGAACAAAGAAGGTTGAATTTAAAAGGTATGGTAATAATACCTGAACCTCCAGCTGGACAAGACAAACATAACAAGATTTATACACATCTTAATCAGTGGCTTACGATGGGAGCAATCCATATTCGGAAGCAACATACAGCATTGAGATATGAAATTAAAACGTTTGGTGAGTTTATGAGTCATGATGATACAATAGAAACATTGTATTTTTGTTGCCTGTATGCAAGACCACCAAAGACAGAGATTACCCAAGTATTGGGAGGGCAACGTAGAGTTGCTAAAAGAACTAGAAGAAAAGCCAATGACTGGTTTTATTTTTAATAGGAGATAAGATGGCACAAGGGATAACAGAAGAAACCCATTCACAGAAAGATTGGGCACAGATTAACAGAGATTTATATTTGCGTACCAACGATGGTGTTAGGAGACGTTGGGAGAAATATTCCGAAAAGGGAAATGAGTATTTTTTAGATGAGCAATTAACATCAGTTGGAAAGAAAAAGTTAAGAAAGGCTGGTATGCCTACTTTCCATGTTAATGAGATAACACCCGTTATAGAAATGATGCGTTATTTTGTTACAGCCAATGACCCGAAATGGAAAGGAGTTGGTATTGATGAGAGTGATGTTGATATTGCGCACATACATACAATTATAGCAGAGTATTGTTGGAAACTATCAAAGGGTAGAAGTGTATATGCTCAAGTAATTCTAGATGCTTTAACACGGGGTTATGGAGTTATGGAAGTATATGTCGACCCAGATGCCGATAATGGAAAAGGCGAAGTGTTATTTAAGTCTGGAAAACCAATGCATTACTATGTTGATAAACAAGCAACTGATATTATGTGGGATGATGCTGGGTATATACTTAAAAAGATGGACTTAGGAAGAACAGTATTAATGGACAAACTTCCAGACTATGCCAATATAATTAAGAAAGCTGCGGCAGATGATTTATATAGATATGTATCAGAAAGTGATAGGGAGGAATCACAAGCAGTTACTGAAGAAGATGTTCAGTTTGATGTTATAACTCCATATGCTGAGGAAGAAGATGTCCTTGATTACTATGAGTGTTATAGAAAAATTAAAATACCTTATATTAGTGTATTTTTAAGAATACTTCCAAAACCACAGGAACTTGAACAGATACGAAAGTCTGTTGAGGTTCAAATGATGGAAATGAAAAAAGAAACAAGTGTTTCAATGAGGGAGAGAATTGGACAATTGAGGGAACTTGTAGGAAAAGACCCAAAGGAAGGCGGGATAATTGAAGACAGATTTAAACTTGAAGTTGAAAAATTACAGAAAAAAGTACAACAAGGACTTCAACAACAAGAACAAAATTTAATGTCAAGTGGTGTTAAAAAGAGCAC